AGTTTAGTTTGAATTTCAGCAGGCCAGTCAGGTATATTGCGTGGATACGTAAAATGAAACATAGCTGTTGTTTCATTGAGTTGGCTACTAAAATTTGTAAACATCCAATCTAATAAATCAAATGAGTTATCACGTGTATAAAATAAACTAGTAAATTTTCTTTGTTCTTCTTCTTCCATACCAAGACCATAACTTTCAGCAAATGATGTTAAAAATATCAAAATATCATAGGATTGGCATGGGGCATCTACAATACCAGGTACTAGGCGTGTTACACCAGCAGGCAAAATATTTTGTGTCTGTACAGAATATACTACACCGCCGTATGTTATACAGCTTAATCCAAAATCAATTAGGACTAAGGTACCGTCATTACGAAACATAATATTGCCAGTATGTAAGTCGCGATGGGCAAATCCATAACGCTTTTTGAGTCCATCCAAGACTTTACCTAATTGATAAAAATAAGGAGATAATGCAGCCATAGTTACAGCACCACTATCTGTGATCTTATCAATTATGCTTCCAAGAGTATATGCAATAGGTTCCATTTTAATGTATAATATCATATCGGCATCTGTATTTGCTCCACGTCCTCGTCGTACAAGTTCACGACTGCGATACATATTTGTGACATGACATATATTGTGTCCAAAATCAGGATCTAATCCTAATACAGTTTGTATAAAAACTTCCAAAAATGTCTGACGAATCATCCATTCCTTTTGCTGTTGTATACCACCAATCACAATCTTTTTATAAATTACGGTGCGATCCTGATTCATATAAATTTCTCCCACTGCTCCTTTTGAAATAGGTTCGGGTAAGATAACATTACGTCCTAAGCGTCCAGCACGTCCTATACGTACATCACGTTCACCTTCAATAGCAAATGTAGTTAGTGAAAGAGCAATATCTGTAAAAAATGTACTTGTTGCCTTGTTTTGGTTTAGATTCTCAATAATTGATTGTACTACGGAATCATCCGCAATCCCTAAAACATGTTTATAGGCAGCAAAAATTGCGTCCATTCTAGTTAGACCTTCGTAAAAAAATGACAGCAACCTAAAGCCAAAACCCTTTAAGTACTTAACATGGCTGTATCTACATCCGCCCCGCCAGATATTTCTGAGCTATCGTATATTGCTCCAACTCTAACATTTTCAGCATTACGTATCAGTACAATGACTACGACTGCTCAACTTGGCACTAAAATTCATTTAGATGCCTTATATCGTCAGATTCCAATTATGGCATATTGGGATCTAAATGACGGTGTTCTAAAAATGGACTTTAAGGGTACATCCAAGGGAACAAGTTTTAAAGATATTATGCTAAAACCAAAGGACTCAAAAACAAGTTTCTTTAATCAGGCTACATTAGTCATTCGTCGTGAAGTCAGTCCGTTGGTTTGGAAGGAGATTAACGTTAAACTCTTCCGTAATGGTGGAGTTCAGATGACTGGTGTTCGTAGTCTAGAGATGAGTTCAGAAGCTATTACATGGCTAGTCTCTTATTTAACAGCAAAGTGTACAGCAGAACCTATTTGGGAAAAGACACCAATTATTCATAAACAACAAGTACAGTTAGTCAATACAGATTTTAGTATCGGTGCTAAGGTACGTCGTGATATACTCCATCGTATATTATCTGATACATATCGTTTGAATAGTAGTTATGAATCCGCAATTTACCAGGGTGTAAAAACAAAATATTTCTATAATTCTCAACGACCTGCCAACGCACCACCTGGAATTTGTCCATGCTCTAAGTTGTGTAAAGGTACAGGAGATGGATCTATAATTGGTGAATGTAAGAAGATTACAATTAGTCCATTTCAAACGGGTCAGGTAATTATTACAGGTGCTCGCACAATGGAACAGATTAATGAAGCATATGAATTCATTAAAGGTGTATTTACTCGTCATGCCGATGATATATTACGTAAAGTTTATCAGTTACCAAAAACAACTACAGACTCTAAACCTATTAAATCTGGACGTGTATCTTCCGGCTGGATTCAACATCCATGCCCTCGTAATGTCATGAAAATTACTTCATCCCATGCTTAGTGCGTCCAATTGGCTGAAATACCTTCCGACACGAAAACAGAAACTATGTCCGCCGCTGCTACATCCAACACCCTTGTTACATCCGGTCCAGCATCAAATGTAGTTGCATCTGAGATTATTTTACCTGCCATTAAGACGTTAACACATGCTACCCGGATAGCACTTGAACAAGATAAGCCTATTATGCTTGACTATTTTCAGGATACGCTAGATGGCAAGGCTTTTATTGGTGAAGATAATGCTACAAAGGAGAAAATGCTTGTGCGTTCTGCTGAAGAGTACACATCTCTTATTCAAAAAATCTTCCGTGTTGAAACTGACTTTATTGTATTAACTGAAAACAGTATTTACATCATTTCTGGTTCCACAAAGAAGAAGTCAATTAGTGCTCCAACAGCATAAATTTACATCTACAGTTTTTTTGTAAAGAACAAGTAGAAATGTCCCAATACACAGGTAGTTTTGATACTGACTCATGTGTTAGCGGTCAATGCCAAAATGCGTTGTCACAGGGTTCATCCCTTGGCCAGGGTGTTATGTTTGCCGATATGACCAAGGATTTTCATGGAGGTCGTATGAATAAAAACTCACGTAAACACAGGAAGAATATGCGTAAAAATACTCGCAAAAACAACCGTAAAAATATGCGTGGTGGTGCTGCAGACTACCAGAATGATTTTAGCCAGACTTTACCACAAAATATGCGTGCTCAGGCCGATATTGGATCTCAGGATGCCGCATTTGCTCAACTTCCCGAGTTTGTAGGTAAGTATGGCATGGGTGGTGGAGCACGTCGCCGTCGTAATAATCGTAAGGTTGGCGGTGTAGCACCTATTAACTTACCATCTATGATTCTTACACCACAGGAGGAACCAGCTGCCTTTCTTAACCCCCAGTGGTATGATGAGAACCTTGTTGTTCCAAGCTACAAGGGACCAGAAAATGCCTACGCCGCATCTCAGTATGCTAATCAGTCTTCCTATGCTCAGAAAGCTGGTAAACGTTCCCGCAAGGCCTCACGCAAGAACAACCGCAAGGCCTCACGCAAAAACAACCGCAAATCCTCACGCAAGAACAATCGCAAAGCTTCACGCAAAAACAACCGCAAGGCCTCACGCAAGAACAACCGCAAGTAAACTATAAACTATATTTTCAGTATTAAATAACTCATTTATATAATACTGCTTTTAATAATCGTAATACATAAGTTTAGTTTTATAAAAATAAACAAATTTAAAGATAAAATGGACGAAGTTACAAGTACAAATTATCATCCCGAAGATTTATCGAAACCTCTTGTACTATCCTATGATAACATGTTAGATAAGCATCCAAACACTGAATATTTTTTAAATACACTTAAAAAACGAGATTGGGAATATTGTGTTGTGAGTATATGTAAAGAATGGAGGGGTTTTAAGGATAAAATAGAGGGGACTATGCTAAAACTAGAACAGCTTCCAGATGATAAAATAGTAGTTTTTTCAGATACACGCGATGTTGTATGCTGTCGTCACCCCAGAGCATTTATGAAAGCGTTTCAATCTTTTAATACCGATTTTATAGCATGTGTTGAAATATTTTGTGACAATACCACTCAACCTGTAACAAAACCACGCCCTTGTTGTATTCCATTAAAAGATTATTGGGCTTATCATAAAATCAATCCATGGCCTATGCGTAAATTTGTAAATAGCGGATTAATTATTGGTAAGGCTAAAGCATTAAGAGAATTTTATACATGGGCACATTTAAGAAACGAACGTGATGACCAAATGGCATTAGCAACGTATATGAATTTATTTCCATACCGTATGAAATGTGATATCGATGCTTTATTATTACATACAAGCGGATTTGGAAAAATGGGTGGATTAAATAATGTAATTACACAAAGTCAAGATAGTCCTACATTTGCAGAATTATTTGGTCGTGGAGCCTTTTTTTTACATGTTCATAACCACGGGTTTCCTGGACAGAAAATAATTTATGATGCTGTAAAGCATATGCTCGAGTATGGTGCTTGTAGTACATTGCTAAATACTCCATATGGAGCAACAGAGGACATGTGTGAATGGCAAGCAAATTTATGTAGAGAAAAACTCAAACCAGAAGATTTTGAATAATAATAAATAAAATTTTTTTAGACAAAATGAATATAAATTCTGTCTAAAATAATATATAATTAATTACGATTTTTATGGGCTTTATGTTTTTTTGTAGAATTACGTTTTTTGTCTATACGTTTACGAGTTCCGCCGTGTAAAAGTCTCATACTACCTACTTGGCCTCCAGCTATATCTTCTATAATACCAAATGCTCCTTTGCTACTCATAAAATATTCATAAAATAACGGATGACGAGTAATAATATAATAGTACATTCCACCTGTCATATTCCATAAACTTTGTCTATCATTCCAGCATGCTGGTGGATTTTTACCAAAAGCAACAGCTCCCATACCTTGTAACATAGCACCACCTTTGGGATCTCGCATAAATTTTTCAATATCACGACAACAGCATAATATAGGTACACCATCAACAGATTCTGGAGGTGTAAATACCTGACCTCCAATAATTGATTTCGTAAACTTTTTACGATAAGGACCCCATACTTCACCGGGCAATTTTGGTATAGACCAAATATATTTTAAATTCTTATCATCTTCAAATTGCGATATTGTATTACCTAGTGGTTTTTTTTCAATCGTTTCATCAGACATAATCGGATCTGTTGCCCAACGATATCCAGTTTTAATATCTGAAACCCAATGACCTTCTACTGGTGGTTCATTTTGCTGTTCTTTATAACTTGCTTGCATATTACTGGACGATTGTCCCATATCCTGATGTATACACTTATTTTGGTGCTACAAGAATCGAATCTTTAGAAGATATAGTTAATACCTTTGCTTGCTCTGTTAGTATAGTAGCAGCATTACCACCTAATACGGACTGAAGTGTAGCTGCTTCAGCAGGTGTCCAAGGACGTAAGTCTGGTGGTGTTATTTTAATTTGAACATAAAGATTGCCGTAACCACCAGTTTTATGAGGCATACCCATACCAGGCATTTGAAGAACAGCACCGTGAATCAATGGTCCACCATACCAAGAAAACATAGGAGCCGATCCAGATGGATGATCACCAAGTACAAATGAAAAACCTAATACTGATTCGGCATATGTAACTATATGTTGTATCCAAAGGTCATCACCCTTCCATTCATAGTCATCACTACCGGCTCGTCGCAACGTCAACACAACATCGCCAGGTCGGTCATATTCGTGACTATCTGAACATTCACCAGAAAACGTTACCTGTTCACCTTCACGCATACCAGGTGTAATACGAATATCAAGTTGCTTATCTTTTTCAATCATTTTACGACCTTGGCATCCACGACATACACGAATCATACGCTTACCTTCACCAGAGCAGGCATCGCATGCCGCACGTGTTTGTGCGACCATTACAGGATTGAGTTGTTGC